AAAGAAGAAAGTATTATAGAAACTCATTTAGATTATCAAACTGGTTTGGATAAATATTTTGGTTTAGTTGCTATTGCAGAGAAATATGGAATATTCAAAAAAGTTTCTACCAGATATGAAATGCCAGATGGAACAAAAGTTTTTGAAAAAGCAATAGTGAACAATCCAGAAAAATACTTTACTGAGGACATAATGAAACAACTTGAAGAGGCTGTGTTTCAAGAGTTTAATTATGGAAGCCGAAAGGAAGAAAATGAAGGTACAGTTACAGAATAATTTAATGTGGATGGTTGTTGGTGTTATTATCATGGGTGGTGTTTATTTCTTATCATATTATGATGTTGATGAAGTTGTGGTAAGTGAATCTAAAACTTTTTTTGAATTTGTGAGGACAGTATTAAAATGATGGTAGCAAGTAATAATGAAACATATAAAGCATGGTCTGTTTATCGGGGTTTGTATTTACACTTTACTGGTTCATATGATTATCACCGTTATGGTGGTAAGTCAGCTACATTGATTAGTATTCCAGCAATGGAAAAACATCTTGCAAAATATGAAGCTCATGGTAACTTTTCAAGTCAACGAATGGTGTTTCAGAAACTAGGTGAACAATTTGAAAGTAAAGAAGATTTAGTATTTTTTTACCTTTCACAATTCTCCAATGGTTTTCTATACCCATCTGTTTTTGATAGTGATTTATATGATGCATATAAAGACAGGATGAACAATTTTGATTTTCATTTTACAGAAGATATAAAACAAATCAAAAAATACTTGGATAAATATGAAGCTGAGTTTGATGACATATTCAAGGTTGTTGGTATTAATCATCCTGTAATATTGAAGATGGTTTTATCTAAAACTATTTCAATGGAAACATTTACTGTATTGGATATTATTTTGGGTTTTGTAAATAACATTGACAAAACTTTGGATGACCCACTATGGAGTGACCAGAGTATACTAGTAAAAAATTACAAACCTTTCTTGTCGGTTGACGTACCAAAACAAAAGAAAATAACAATGGATGTATTGATGAAAGGATGAAATGAGAACTGAAACATTGATTTTAGAAAATCTTTTATATAATGAAAACTATTCAAGTATCGTTGGTATCTTTTTAAAACCAGATTATTTCAAGGAGAACGCAGAGAAACAGGTCTTCATTGAAATACAAAAACATATCTCGGAGTTTAGTAAAGCTCCAACAAAAGAAGCACTATCAGTTAAGTTAAATAACAGGGAAGATTTAAACGAAACTACATTTAAATCTTGTCAAGAGCTTCTCACTTCTTTAAATGCAAAAACAGATGACGAACAATGGTTGACCGAAGAAACAGAAAAGTGGGCTAAGAATCAAGCTGTTTACAATGGTATTGTTCAGAGTATATCTATTCTAGAAGGTAAGGATAAAGTTCTTACTAAAGATGCAATTCCAGAAATTCTTACTGAAGCATTAGCTATTTCATTAGATAAAAGTGTCGGCCATGATTATTTTGAGGATGGGGAAGACCGTTGGGAATTTTATCACAAGAAAGAATCTAAAATTCCTTTTGATATGATAATGCTTGATAAGATTACAAACGGTGGTATCTCACCAAAAACACTTACCGTTTTATTGGGTGGAACTGGTGTCGGTAAGACATTGGTGAAAACTCATTTGGCTAGTCAATATCTAAAACAGGGAATGGATGTTTTATATATTACTATGGAAATGGCTGCAGAAAGAATTGCTGAAAGGGTTGATGCAAATTTGATGGATACTGATTTGAATGATTTGCATATGATGCCTAAAGATACATTTGAGAAAAAACTTAAAGAGGTTAAAAAAGGAAAGTTGATTGTCAAAGAGTATCCAACAGCTGGAGCTCATACTGGAAACTTTCGTGCTTTGATAAGAGAATTACAAATCAAAAAAGATTTTACACCACAAGTTATCATTTTAGATTACTTAAATATTTGTGCATCCAGTAGAGTTAAGTGGGCTGCAAATATGAATACTTACATTTATATTAAATCTATTGCTGAAGAGATTAGAGGATTAGCAGTAGAATGTAATGTTCCAATTATCACAAGTTCACAATTGAATCGGGAAGGGTACACAAGTTCTGATCCTGATTTGTCTAATACTTCAGAAAGTTTTGGTTTACCAGCAACAGCAGATTTGATGTTAGCAATTATTGCAAAGGATGACGGAGCTGGTGTGAATAATCAAATCTTGTTCAAACAATTGAAAAACAGGTATAGTGATATTTCTATGAACTCTAAGTTTCTGGTAAATGTTGTGAAAAAGAAAATGAAGTTGATAGATATTGAGGAAGACGATCAACCAGTATTAGCTAATGATGGAAGTAATAGATTCCATGAGAAGAAGGCAGAAGCTAATACCACAACTAATCCTATGACGTTTACGACAAAACCAGAAAAAAGACCAAATTTACATACAACTGCTAAACCGTATGAAAATTGGAAGATGTGATATATTATAAATAGTTATACAATTCAATAAGGAGGCTGTATGCAAGACCTAACGATTTCTGAGGGCTGGTTTAACCGTGATAAGGAAAATAAACCTGTAATGAAAAAGTTATGTGAACATAAGGCAAATACAACCACATTGGACTATGATGTGGGCATTGAATATTGTAATTTTTGCGGTGCTTTAGGGCATTATAGTGTTGATAAAGATATGGTTGAGTGGAAATTACCAGAATTTCTGGTAAAACAGAACTATAATTGATGTTTTATGTGAAAAGTATTATAAATATAAAGAAGGTAATATGGAAAATAAGGATATAAAAGAGATGTTTGCGGAAGTAGCTGAGAAAGCGGTAAAAGAAGATATTAGTGAAGATTCTATTTTGAACTCTAGGAAAGTTGCTGATATTGACCACTACAAATTGTGTCCATTTCGTTCAATAGATGTGGATGATTGTCCATTGTGTAAGCTTGCAAAGATATAGGAATTATGAAAACTTTTAAGAATTTTGTAACTTTATCAGAAGATATAACAGAATCTATAAATGATCTTTGCGAAGCATCATTACATAGAAGTGAATACGGTTATGGCCATCAAGCAGTTTTAAAAACAGCAAAAGTAGATGGTTTTGTTAAAGCATTAACCGCTGCAGGTATAAAAACTAATGTTGATGGTAATACCATTTTTGTTAAAATAGATAAAAAAAAGAATTTACCTGTTGTAGAAGTAGGAAAAGATAAAGATATCGTTACGTTTTTAGCTATCGGTAAAAAAGAATTTAAATTGATTGGTAATCCTACGGGTTATTTTAATCATTATAAAAGTAGTGATGGAATTAATTGGGCTACACCACAAATGGAAACTGCTGCTTGTATTGGTTTATTTTTAGACGGTGAAAAGATGGCTAAGGATGTTGCAGATGGTAAGAATATTGAAACATGGAAAAAGAAAGTTGTTTCCGCTTTGAATAAAAATTATGATTGGTTTGATAAGGGACAGAAAGATATTTTAGATAACATGACAAATATTTCCATAGGTGATTTAAATTCATTAGCTGCATTTGCTTCTGGTATGACTACTTTTAAAAAATCAATTGTACCTTTTTCAAAGCTACATATGATTCATGGTAGAATTGGACAATATTATGGTGCAGAAAGAGAGAATCAGAGTGTGTCAGGTAACAAAGATAATACAGCTGATATGATAATATCTGATTCATCACCAGACAAAACAATAGAAGCAATGGGTAGTAAAAAGGCAAAATATTCCAAAAAGAATGGCCAGGTTACGGTAGGTGATGTTAAGTTATTTCAAGTGTCTTTGAAAAAATCATTAACTGGAGCTCAACTTGGAAAAATAACTAAAAATGTTTTGGATAGATATGGTATTAGTTCTGATATATTATTTAATACTATAATAGAGTCGAACAATATTAATGAAGGGTTTCTGTCATGGATAAAAAACATTGGTAATAAAGTTCTGGATGTGTTTCAACAACTTTATTCAAAATTAACAAAGATGTTTACGAAAGTTACAAACACTCTTTTATCACCTTCCAGCTGGCAAAAACAAGCACAGAAAGATGAAAAGGAATTTCAAGAATTAACAGGTATTGAAGGTTTATCGGAATGCTTTATGATTTCAGATAATGAAATGGTTTTGAATGAATCACTATTGGTTGAGAAAAAAGGTGATATTTCTGATAAATTAAAAAATATTAAAAAAGCTAATAAGCAAAAACTTCTTGCAAAAGTAAATACAAGATTAGGTAAGGTAAAAAAAACATTTAAATCAGATACTTTAATATTTAAAAAAGATGGTGATTTGAAAAAACTTCCAACCAAACCTGATGATATCTTTAAGTTATTTTCAAATTATGTATCAATGCAAGTTGTGATTGATGTAATGGGTGGTGGTGATTATAACAATAAACAACTTGTGAAAGAAATTATTGATTTACAAAGAGAGATGTATTTTGGTAGAACTGAGCTACCTCTTTGGAAAGTATATGGTGCAAGCAGTGTTGGTGATACATCAACATATAGTTATTTGTCAACAGGACAAGAATTTGTAAATAAGAAAATTAAAAGATTGACAGGAAAAGAAATTATATTGTGTGGATTCAGAGCTAATCTAAATTCATCTAAAGTGTATTACACAATGCAGTGTTCATTTGTTCTTGGTATTGATGATGATGGTACACCTAATTACAATTTATTAAGAACGGGAACAAATTCAGCTGGTAGATATTCTTTTGTTGTTGAAGGCACAAAAGAACACAATTATGAGTATTTTCAAAAAGCATATATGTAAACCACTACAAAACAACAGTTTAGAAGGATATTTTTTTCTTGACAAATAAGAAAAAGTATGTTATAATATACATAGAAAATAAAATAATATCGAGAAAAAATGAAATCGTACAAAGAATTATTAAGTGAAGATAAAAATACGCACATGGAACACCTTGAAGATGAAATCATCAACAATGGTGTTAAAGGTGCGAATACAGCAATAGAGTTTTTAAATTCCCTCAACGATATGTTGGTAGGTGGGAAAAGTAAAACTAATATTACTGTAAAGTGGGATGGAGCCCCAGCAATATTTGCTGGTATCAATCCAGAGAACGGAAAGTTTTTCGTTGCAATAAAATCATTGTTCAACAAGGCCCCCAAAATTAATTATACAGACGCAGATATAAGTGCGAATCATGGATCAGGTGGGCCCGC